TTATATTTCCATCTTGATTTAGGTAATAAGCCGCGACCGCGTTAATATCAAAAGTAAAATCAACATTTTTAAATTCCGGCGGCGGTGGTGTTATATCCAATTTTAACGCTTGTTCAATATCTTTAAAATTGGCAACAAATTCTGTTTTTGCTTTCATATTGTTACAAATATAAGTTTTTATTTTTGCTTTAATGTTTTCAATCTGTCTTTAAAGATAACTTTTATTTCTATAAGTTCCGGAATTGAATATTTTTTTAAACTGTTTTTCCTTTGCTCTAATTCATCAAATCGTTCTTGGCCTATCTTCTTAATTAATCGCGGATAATATTCTGCAAGATTTCCGGATTTATTCTTATTGCAATTAAACCAACATTGTGAATGTGCATTATCTTCATCAAGTGCAACGCTTTTGTTTTGGCCTTGTGGAAAATAATGTCCGGAAGTCAATCTGTATGTTCCAGGAGTGGCATCGCAAGAAATACAAGGTTGTAATTTGTCGCGCTCTCTTATGTATGAATTAAACACTTTTAACGCTTCTTGGTAGTAATCCATCCAAGTTTTCATTGATTGCTTTAAATCGCGTGTTTCTTTGCGTTTCTTTTTTGCTTCCAACACCTTTGAATATTCAATTGCGCAAATTGGTGAACATACGGCTTGTAAAGGCTTCATTCTTTCAAATGGTGTTTTGCATTGTTTACATTTATAAAGTCGTTTAGGTTTATTCTTAGGTAGCTTTTCGGCTTTGTGTTTACATTCGTTTGAACAAAACTTTTGATTGAAATAAACTACTTCAAATTTATTTTTGCAATTTTTACACCTCATTAAATAACATAAGTTTTACAATAATCATTATTCACCCCTTTTTGCCAAACGAAATGTGCGTATTCAATAGAATCTGTTGCGCCATTCATAAATGATATTCTTTTATGGTGTACGTAACAACTTTGCGGCATTGTTTTTTCAAAAATTGGCTTTCTTTTTTTACTTCCGAAAAAGTTCAACCTCAACAACATAATAACATATCCGCCAAATTCAGTTAATTCCAATGATTTTTTTATAAATTCTTCAGCTAAATAAAAAGGTGGATTGCTTATAATAATATCAAATTTTTCATTTGGTTGATAATTTTTTATAAAATCTGTTTTAATATCGGCTTTACTATCTTCGCGGATATCAATACCAACTATTTTTTTTGGATTATAAAGTTCTTTTATAATATTTAGGTACGTTGGTTCGTTTAATTCATCACCACCACAACAAGGATCTAAAAATTTAAAATCTTGTATTAAATCATTACTAATATCATTCACTTTTGTAAAGTGATTTAAAAATATTCTAACGTCATTTTTTGGCGTAACGTAATAATCACTTTTATGTCTGTTGTAACCTCTGTTTGTGCTGCTCATTTTTTTAAATTTTTACACCTCATTTTTTAACATTACCTAAAAAAACATTAAAAACGCTTTTTTAGTTGGTTGTTAATTAAATTTATTCAATTTTCCGATTTGTAAATTATAGCAATCATCTTTGAAGGTCCAAACTCCATTTCCTTTTGGGTCAATTTCATTCTTCTTGTTAAATGTTGATATATTATAAAAATCAACCGGTTTAATATAGCCGTATAAATAAGCATTTTTCAAATCATCAGAAATACCAACAAAGAAATAATAATTACATTTTTGAGTTGTGTTGAAATTTGAAATGCTCATTGTCCAATTATTATTCGGTGTAAACCTGGAAGTAAATTTTTTTGTTTTAACATCAACTTTGTAATTATCAATAATTAAGTCATAATCATAAGTTGAATTAAAATCTACTTTGTAACCTTTCGCGGTGTAAATATCAAAAATAACTATTTCACCAAGCGCACCAAATAAATTGCTTTTACCTTCTGTTATACTTCCTTTCAATTTGTCAAATGAATAAAGTTTTTTTGCTCGTTCAATTTGTTCTTCTGAAATGTTTATTTCCTTCATAAATATATTTTGTTTTCTTGTTCCATCTGCTGAACCAAAAAATAATTTTGTTTAAATTCTTCGGCATCCATTATGTAAATACCATTGTCAGAAGCAAACTTTCTAAACTTTTCAATTGCGATAATCATTTCATTTTTTGAAATATCTTTTGAAGATAACAATGCTTCACGAATTTCACCGGTTTTTTTATTGGTGCGTTCGTAAATAAATAAATCAGCGTTAACGGTTGCTTTGAAAATTGTTTGTTTAGTGTATTCTATTGTTTCACCGTACTCAACGGCAAAGATTGTTAATATTGCGTGAAGATAGGAATTTTGTTTAACGGATCGCATTGCTTTCTTTTCAGTCAATTCAATTTTAGCACCTTTTTCAATAAGTTGTGAAAGTTTTGTTTCGGCTTTCTTTGCTTCAAATGGTTTTGATAAATCTAACAACATACAAGTTCTAAATCTAAAGCGTTGCAAATCTTTTCCAGGTTGTGAAATCTAATTTGTTTATCACTGTTTATAAAAGTGCTTAATGTAGCATATCGAACACCGGAAACTTGATGCAATTTCATCAAGTTCCAATCCAATTCTTTCATTCTGTTTTTAATAGTTTGTTTCATAGTTAAAAAATTAAAGGGGAATTTCACCCCTTTTTTATTATTAAAATCTTGTATAAAGTCCGGTTGCTTCAGTAAATAATTCTTGTAGTTGGTCGCAATAAACATCATTAAATTCAACTTTTGTTTTCATACTGTTTCCGCGTATGCTTATAAATTCCATCTTATAAACATCTAAAGGTGTTAATGATATTCTCAAATAATTTGCACCGCTTTGATTTCTTGTTAATTTCATTGATAGTGAATTATTTTTTTCACTTACAATAAAATTTTTACTTCCGGTCATTGCGATAAATCTATTACCACCTAATTGATTTAAAATTTCTGTTCCTACTTTCATTTTCTTTCGTTTTTTAGTTTGTTAAAACCATCATTATTTGTTATTTCGTATTCTTGTAGTTCCTCGTATTTATTAATAGTAACCATAACCGGGAAACATTCGTTGTGTATTTCACAATGTGATATTCTTTCATTTGTTTCTTCATTCATTAAATGTCCATATCCATTTGCAAAACTTTCGCTTTGTATTGCATTGCCACAATAAAAAAACTCTTCATTTATTTCGTGCATTCCATCATAATAGTCTTTTAATGCATTGTTAAACATAGCTTCAAGGCCATATATCTCAATATTTGATAAATTTTCTTTTTTCATTTTGTTTTGTTTTAGTTTTATTTTATTTTTAGTTGTTCGGCTCTTTGTTCGTTTTGATCGTGTAATATCCTTCTTATATCATTATTAATAACGCCTTTTTTAAAATCATCTTCAATCTTGCACATATTAGCCATCTCAACTATTTCAATCATCCAATTTCTTTGTGTTCTTTTATTGTCCTTCATTAACCATTCAAAATATTCCTTTGTATATTTTTCAGAGTTACAAAATTTCCTATTTTTTATCCTAGTTAAAATCGTTGCGGTTTTTTTACAAGGTTTAGAGTCAAATTTATTTTGTGCTTCTACTAACTGCTTTTCGTGTCTTAAATACTGTTCTGATAATTGCGCTTTCATAGTTTTTTGTTTTTGTCTACTACAAATATACGGTAAATAGTAAATACAATCCAAACTTTTCTTTAATTATTTTCGCTTTTTAGTAAACTTTTTTTAACTTCTTAATGTTTATAGGCTTTTCAAGGGCAAAGTTTTTTTGTTAAATTTTAACATTTTTCAATAATCTTTCATTAATTCGCTTCAATTTCTTTATTTCCGCTTCCTGGATTCCAATTTGAACCGCTTGTTTTGTTAGCATCAATTCATTTTTCTTGTGTTCTGAAGCATAATCATTGTTTAATTCTACAAGTGAACCAATAAAATTGATTGCTTCGGTGATGTCGTTTATAATGTTTTGAGCATTGGCCGGAATTGGTTTCAATGCTTCAACTTTTGTTTTTGGTGCTTGTATCGTGTATTTCTTTTTAAGGCCTTGCACAATCTTTTCCAATTTTGCTTTGTTTGTTATTATGTCTATAATCATTTTATTTGTTTTTCTTCCCAAATATCCAAACCGGGTTCTTCCCATTCTTCAATTTTTCCTTGTGGTTCAATTCGGTTGTTTATATCGAAATCTTTGTTTGGTGTTAATTGTTTTGGCGGTTCAATCTTTTCAACCTTTGCCGGTTTACTTCTTTCGGTTGCGTATTTCTTAACATTTCCATTAACAGTTTGTTCCGTTGTGAAATATACTAATTTTTCAACATCAAATTGCAATGATGTAAAACCAACATTTCCGCAACTTCTCGGTTTAACTTTGTGAACTGAAATGTCCGCGCTTGTTGTTTCGGTGCTTTCGCGGTGAACTGTTATCATACACTTGCCGGAATTAAACCATTCCGAGCCGCCTTTCAAATCGTATGGAGTTGGTGCTTTCCTTGTTCCGTTTTCCTTTTCGGTTAGTTTTGGATGTATTACGGTGTGAATATGCAAATTATTATCTTCGGCGGTTTGATTTCTGTAAGGCAAAACCGCTTCTAAATACATTGCATAACCGCCAAATTCATTGTATGGGTGTGACATATCCTTCCAGGAATCAATACTTGCCGTTTGGATTTCGTCTTTCATACTTGCCGCCATATCATAAAATTCAAAAGGTGTTAATTTTGCTTTCACATCTGATTTCGTTAATACTTTGAAATGCTCAAGCAACCATTCAGTTTGGCGATATATTTCTTGGTCCGAAATAACATTTTTATATTTTGGGTTAAAACATTTCGCGGTTTTTTTGTGTAGCAAATCAGCAATTATTTCAATATTACTTCCAACATCGGGAAAATATACAAGGTGTTTCCAACCGTAATAAAGTGAAGTATTTAAAAGCAATTCCATTAATACTTGCGTTTTACCGCTTCGTGGAAAGCCGGTCCAATCGGTGCAAGTACCTAATTGCATAGTGTAAAGATCATTAAGATTTTCAAATCCTAAATACTTGCCTTTTTCGTTGTATGTGTCGCGATATTCAATTAATGCTTCAGTAACTTCAACCGCTTGTGTAATTTTAAATCCTTTCTTCATTAGTCAAAAGTATTTAAGCGTTTAACTTTTGCTTTGTACGTGCCGTTTAAATCTCTTTTAAACCAGGTTGAAAGTCTTGAAGCAATTCCAAAAGTTTTTTCTTTTTCAAATCGCATCTTTTTATCTTTCGGGCCGTGTTCGGTCCAATACATTTCAAAATCAATAAAAAGGTGTTTAGGGTATTTATTAAGATTATCCTTATTAAAATCTGTTAATGATTGCCGAAAACTTTGTTTTCTTTCCGCAATACTTTCTTCTTTACTTTCTCTTTCTTTTCCTTTCTCTTTCTTTTGCTTGGGTATAGGCTTGGGGGTAGGCTTCACCATAGGCTTCGGGGTAGGCTTGTTTTTACCTCCTTTTTTACCTCCGCGCACTAAATTTAATCGCGGTTCACAACTTGGAATAAATAAACAATCCTTATTAATTTCAATCAAATCTAAATCAGTAAGAACCGTTAATATATTGTTTAAATCCTTTTGTGGAATGTTCCATTTTCTAACCCAAACAGAACTTTTTATAATAGTCTTATTATCATTTAGCATTGCTAAATCTATAAGTTCACGATATAAGCCGCGTTGCTGAAGTGTTAATTCAAATACGGCTTCGCTATTGTTCCAATCTTTTGGATACCAAGTATAACCTAATTTAGACATTTGAACCCCCTTCTTGTATTTTGTTTATTTCGGTTCTTAATGTTTTTGCAAATTTAATCGCGGTTGATTTATCTAAAACTATTGCCGCGCTAAATTCATCACCTGGATATTGTATGCTAATCCAAATTTCATCAGCCGGATTTTTTTCTGTTTGTAATGTAGTACCATCACCACTATTACAATAAAATGTCAATGCGTATGCCATAATGTATAAAGGTTTTTTAAAAACCAATAAAATTTAATTAATAAAAAAGCCCATAAATCAAAAAGGGTCTAACTTCTTTTATCATTATAGGCTTCCAATAAGTCTTTTTGTTGCTATATTGTTAGACCGCAACCTTTACAAAAATACAAATTTATTTATACATTTCAATTATTCTTTGCATAATATTTTTATGATGTTCTTTAATTTCAAAATCGTATTCAACTAAATCATTTATTTGCTTAATTGAATACACAACCGTTGAATGGTCTTTATCAAAAAAGTTTGCGATCTTCTGAAGGCTTAATTGATAAAATTCTTGTCGTAAAAAGTACATTGCAAATTGTCTTGCAATTATTATTTCTCTTTTCCTGGATTTCGTTTTTGCCAAATCAAAAGAAATTTTAAAATGATTAAATACTAATCTAATTAAATTTTCGCAATTTTCGGGCGTTGGTTTGTTTCTTTTTAAATCCAAGAAATGTTGCTTTGAAATTGTTGCTTTATATTCTTTTATTCCTTGTTGTGTTAGATAGTGCGCTTGATACATTGTTTTTAGTTTTAAAAAGAAAGGAGCATTTCAACTCCCTTCTATTGGTTTAAATTCAGTTAATTAAAAAGGTAAATCATCAGCACCTTCTTCAATTGGTTGCGGTGCTTCCGGTGTTTCAATAACATCCTTAACACATCGCCAACTTGATAGATTGGTGAAATATTTTCCTTCCCATTCCCGGCATTTAATATTAAAGTGAACGGTTACTTTATCGCCAAGAACATTGTACCTTCTAAATTGCTCTATTTTGTCCGCGCTGAATATTTCAAATGAAATAATATTGTCATACTGTTCACCGGTATCAATGGTATAAAACATTTTTTGCCAAATTTTATCACCTTTGCCGCCTTCAATAGTTTCTCCTATTGTTTTAATTGTTCCTTTGATTTCTAAATTCATAATTTTAAGTTTTGATTGTTTATATTATTTTTTTTATGTAATAGACGTTTGTTCAATCATTTCATCCAATACTTCTTCTAAATCTTCACCGGCTTCATTTTGCCAAATTTCATCAGTCATTGATAAATACCAATGATTAATTACTATTAAAATTTCAAGTTCAGTTAATTCAATATTTTTTGAAAGATAACCGGAAGTATCTATTTTTATTTTTTCCATTGTTTTTAATTTTTGCTTGTTTAACACTATTTGAATTGTTATTTTATTTAATTATATTGTACGCTTTTTTTTTATTAATCTTCTTCTTCTTCAGAATTATTTATGTAAATACCTTCAATTTGCTCACCTAATTCATCAAAAATTTCAACTTCCAATAAACCGTTTTCTTGGTGATTAATTGTAATTAGATATTCGCCTAAATTAATTTCTTGCATTTTAATTTATTTTTAGATTTAGTTTTTCAACTATTGAAACGCCTTCTATTTCCCGGCCTTCTTTGATCGCTTTCTTCAATGCTGCTTTATCCGCTTGTTCCGTTACTTTTATAACTTTAAATTCTTTCGGTAAAGCATTGACATTTTCAACCTCAACTGAAGAACTTTTGCGCGTTCCAAAAGAAGATAAACCGCTTTCAAAATCACCAAACAATTTAACCGCGTCTAACAAACGATTTTTTAGATTTGTTACAAGTGTATTGTTTCGCTTTTTCATTGATTGTAAACGCTTTATTTCTTCGTCTATTTGCGAGTTGAAAGATTCTTTTGATTTGATAACTGATAAATATGCAATTGATTTAGATTGAAGTTGCCCTTCATTAATTTCAAGTTGCTCGGCAATTTCTTCAGTAATTTCACCTTCAGCCATTTCAATTTGTTGCATCAATGCAAGGTGTTCGTTTTCGATTTGATAAAGTGATGTTTTCATTGTTATTTGTTTTTAGTTAATGATTTGAATTTGTTTATTTGTTCTTTTGTGATAATGTATTTCTTTGATAATTCTGAAGCATCAGTACCTTTTAAAAATTCACCATCCGCATCGGTTTTTGTAAAAACTTTCTTTGCCGTTGGTTTTTTTGGAATAGCTTTGTTTGCATCATCATCTTCAGCTTGTAAAGATAAAAGTGAAGAAAGTGTATATCTTCTAAAGTATGAAATTTGGCTTCCAATTTTTTGCGGATCGCGTTCGTCTGTTAAACTTATTTCGCTTCGGCAATCACCACCGGTTTCAACATCAATTATAAGTGATACAACTTTTCCCTCAATAATTGGTTGCATTATCATTAAACCGTATTTTTCAAGCACCGGCTCAACGTGTTGTAATAATTGGTTAATGTCAAAATACTTTGATTTGTAAAATGGATTTTTTGAATCCTTAGAAATTGCACCGATTTCTTTTTTTGCTTGTGCTAATTTTTGATAAATAGTTTTCATTTGTTTTTGTTTTTTAGTTTATAATTATGATAACATTTCTTTGTAAAATTCAATGTTTGTTAATTCTTTATATTCTTGCGGAGTAAAAAACCCAACTCTTTTAATTTCTTTTGCTTCTTCTAATAATGAAGTCAAATCATTGTTATTTTCAATAGCTTCACAAAGTCTGTTCTCAAAAGTTAATGATTGTGATTTAATTTGTCGGTCGTAATCTGTTGTAAATGTCATAATATTTGTTTTTGTGTTTTAAAAGTGCTAATTATATAAATTTAATACATTGTTTCATATCTTCTAAGTTCCAAATCTGCACTCTTCCAAGTGTAATGTTCTCAACCACAATTTCATCTTGTCTTAAAGCAATAATAAATCCTTTTTGGTTTGCTTCATCTACTCTAATAATCTCAATTTCAGTTTTCATATCTTTTGTTTTTGTTTGTTTCGTTGTACAAATATAAAAAAATATATTTAATAAACAAGCATAAAACAATAAAAAAATATATTTATTTTTTCTTCAATACAATTTCCGCATCGTAACCAAAGAATAAAAATATCTTTTTGATCCTGGATAAATTGCCATTGTTGTTTTCTTCAATTGCTTTGATTGTAAGAACATCAATTTTGGTTGCGTTTGAAATTTCCTTTCTTGTAACCTTGTGTTCCTTTTTCAGTTGTTTGATTTTATTTCCTACTTTCATTTTATTTATTTTTATAATTAATCTTCAAATCTAACGGTAAAAGAAACGCAGCATCTAAAATCTGACATTCCGGCAACCGAAAATGACCGTATATTAAACCCAATTGGCATTGAAAAAATTTCTTTCGTTGTTACTTGAAATTGAAAAGTATCTTTAAATCCGGTGCTTTGGTTTATTTCATAATCTTCAACATTCAATTTAATTATTGCTTTTTTAAGGTCGTTTAATGTTTTCATTTTCTTTCGTTTTTTAGTTTTAAATATTTATAATAAAGTTCTATATTGAAATTATCCCAAAAGGACAAAAGTGCTAATTTGTTTTTCATATTAGTAAAGTTCTTTTTTATATTCAATAATACTTGGATGAATTTCAAAACAAATTTC